GGTTGATACACATATCAAGCAAAAAGCTTTAATTTTTGAAACTCAAAGATATCCTTCGTATCTTGATTACGATCTTATGGAATATTACCCTATTATAGGTCAAGCACTTGATATCTTTATGGAAGAATCTACAACCGCAAATTCTGAAGGAAGAATATTAAATATTTTTTCAGAAAATAAGAAGATTCAAGAGGAATTAGAGGAACTATTTTTTAATAGATTGAACATTCATACGACTCTTCCAATGTGGATACGGAATATGCCTATTAGAAAAAATAGTATGATACCTTTATTGGATGGTTCAACAATTTCTATTGAGGAGCTTTCAAGTAAAATTAAAGCAGGGGAAGATATATGGACATACTCGGTGCAACAAGAAACTAATGACATTGTTCCAGGAAAAATTGTTTGGTGTGACCTAACAATGGAAAAAACTAAATTAATTAGAGTTACTTTAGATGATGGAACTTTTGTAGATACCACTCCAGATCATGAATATATGATGAGAGATGGTTCATACAAAGCTGCTGAAAAATTAACTCCTGGTGAAAGTTTAATGCCTTTTTATACTATTAAAAGTAATAAAAAGAGCCATAATATAGATGGTTATGAAAAAATTTATAATCCTAAAACAAATAATTATAAATTTACTCATAGAATTGTTTCGTTAAATTTATTGAAAAATAGTGAATGGGAATCAACTTTAAAAGAAAGTGTACATACACATCATATTGATTTCAATAAATTGAATAATCATCCCAAGAATCTTGAAAGATTAACTGAATCAGCTCATAGACTATTACATAAAAATATATTAGAAAAAACTTTAATGCGAGAAGATGTAATCCAGAAAAGAATGGAAGGCATTGATAAATATTTAAGGTCTGATGAAAGAAGGATTAGATTGTCTAATACAATGAAAGGCATCTATCCTAACTACTTTAAAGATTATAATAATAGTTCTTTACATAAAATTCATAATACTAATAGAAAAAATAGTATGCTTCAAAATTGGAGCGATTCTTCATATAAAGATAAAGTAAAATCTTTAATGAAATATAATTTTTCTGAAGATTGTAAAAATATTTTAAATGAAACAATTTTACAATTTTATGGAGAATGTTATAACAAAAAAGAGCTAGTTAAATTATTACTTTCTAATACTATTTTTGTAAATGCTTTTATAAATTCTAATTCTAAATTAAAAAGGAATGCTATAAAAGGTATTAACTGTAAAACTATTGATGAAATATGTGTAAGAGAATTTGGATTAAATGTTATTGATTATATGTTACATGTTAATCCTGAAATAAAAAATAATAAAAAATATCAAAAGGCTTCAGCTATATCGAATGGAAAAATAAAAAATCATAAAGTTGTTTCAGTTGTTGAATTATCTGAAGTTGATGATGTTTATTGTATGGAAGTTCTCGGTCCTAATGGTGAGCATGATAGACATAATTTCCCAATTTGTTCTGTCGATGAGAATGGAAAATATAGTAGAAATGGGGTGTTTGTTTCAAATTGTAAGTATGGTGATAATTTTGTCTACATGCAAATTGACGATGAATTGGGGGTTGTAGGCGCAAAACAATTACCAAATATTGAGGTTGAAAGGATAGAAGGCAAGGAAAATGCTCGAATGAAACCTTCATTATTGAATCAAGATGATGAAGTAATCTTTCGTTGGAAGGCTACAGATATTGCTGAATTCAAATATTGGCAAGTGGCGCATTTTAGACTTCTTACGGATGATAAAAGACTTCCTTATGGTGTTTCAGTTCTTGAGAAAGCAAGAAGAATTTGGAAAAATTTGCTTCTTGTGGAAGATGCAATGAGAACTATAAGATTGTTAAGAGCTATTGACAGAAGGGTTTATTATATTGATGTCGGTAACATTGATCCAAGTGATGTTCAAGCATATGTTGAGGACATTGCAAGTAGGTTCAAAAGAAAAAGACATGTTGATGAATATACTGGTCAAGAGGATTTGAAATATAATGTAATGGGTTATGACCAAGATTATTTCATTCCAAAACGTGGTGCCGAAGATAATACAAAAATTGAGACTTTGGCAGGTGCAACTAATATTGATCAGATTGCAGATATTGAATATGATTTGAATCAATTGTTTGCAGCTCTCGGTATTCCAAAACCTTTTCTTCAATATGATGCAGCTGCAGGTGAAGGCAAAAATCTTGCAATGATGGATGTCCGATTAGCTAAAAAGATTAATCGTATTCAACAGTCTGCAGTCCAAGAATTAAATAAAATGGCAATGGTTCATCTTATGCTCTTAGGGTATGAAGATGAATTACATAATTTTGAATTATCCTTAAATAATCCATCTTCTCAAGCGGATGTTATTCGTATAGAAATGAAAGCTGCTCAAATCACTGCATTCAAAGATGCTGTATCCGATGCAGGAAAGGGTATATCTGCTATGTCATATACAATGGCAATGAAAGAAATTCTTGGTATGACTGATGATCAAGTCCGTTTGAACCTTGAACAACAATTTATGGAAACTGCAACTTCTGAAGAAATCAAAGCTGCTGCATCAAAAATATCTTCTTCTACAATATTTGATAATCTTATCAAACTTTATGGAACACAAGCAACAGGTTTGCCAGCAATTACTCCAGGTGCTGAAGGTGCTGACACTGGAGGTGGATTCGGTGGTGGCGGAGGCGGTGGCGGAGGTGGATCTGTCGGTGACTTAAGCAGCACACTTGGTTCATCTGGTGGTGGTGCCGAAATGGGTGGTGGAGCAGAAATGGGTGGTGGAGCTGAAATGGGTGGTGGAGCAGAAATGGGTGGTGGAGCACCTGAAGCACCTGCTGGTGGAGCACCTGAAGCTCCTGCTGCCCCTGAAGCACCTGCAGCTCCTGCAGCACCATTAGCAGAATCCTGGAATCCTGAATTTGAAGAGGAAATAAATGAAAATATCGAATATCTCAAAAGAATTTCGGATTTAATTGAAAAAACAAAAATTTAAATGTATTTATAGTAAAATATTTAAAATGAAAAATTATACATTAGTTATACAAGGTTTACAAGGATTATTGGCTGAATCTTATTTAAATGAAGATAAAAAAACTACTACAAAAATTTTTAATCTTCTAAAAGAAAATTCAGAACTTTTTAAACTTTTCACAATTGTGACAAACTTGAGAAATGGAAGAGTTTCTGAAGAAAGCGTTGATGGGTTTATTAATGAAAATGTTCAATTTGCAAAAGATATTAATTACAAATATATAAAATATCCTTTTTCAAAAGACATGACCTCTGATGACAGTTTTTTCAATGAAATTGGAACTGTTCTTTTTGAAGAAAAAACTGCTTTTAATATTGAGAAATATACAAATGCATATCAGAATGTGCGAAATCATCTTTTGGCATTAAACAAATCTGATGAAAAAATATTCTCAATGGCTAAATCTGTTAATGAGAATTTATCTAAAATTGATGCTGAAGATAAGGTTTTGGTAGAAAGTTTTATTAAAGCTCCTTTAGAAGATAAAAGCTCTATCTTTGAAAATACTAAAAAATCTTGCTTAGAAATTATTTCTGAACATATCTCTCAGGTTGATGACGTTCAAACGAAAGTTAAAATGTATCAAGTGAAAGATAAAGTCCTTAATATGGAATTTGATACAAAAACTTGTATTCAAGATATTGTGAAAATGCATAACTTGAGCAAAGATTTAAAATAATTTTGAAAATAGCAATTTTTTTGTTATATTAATAACAAAATGCTATTCAGAAATACTATTGAAGATACGAATGACTGTATAAGTCTAAAAATTGAAGGTTGGATAACACCAAATGATGACAAAGAAAGAGATTATTCAAAAGAAATTAAAAAACTCGAAAGAGAATTAAAACAAATTTCTTATGAATTTCAATCAAGAATAGGTTATTCAGAATATATTGTTGATCTAGACTTAAGAGAATCTGGAATTTCCTATGGAAAGAAATCTTATCTCAAATGTCATTTCACTTTTAAAAAAGAAAACAATGAAATTTCTTTGGATGAATATCTGAATTTAATCAATGAATATTTTGATTCTCATCAAATATTTAAAATGTCTCAAGAGAAAAAATAAAATAAAAAGGGCTAAAATTAATTTTTAGCCTTTTTTTATTGTATTTATAAAAAAAAAATATGAAAATTAAATTAAATGAATTAAAAGTTCTTGTAAAGAGAATTATCAATGAAGAACTTAGTAATGAAATTCCAATTAAGCAAATAATGTCTGGATATATTGAAGCTGCACTGTGGACTGAAGAAGAACGATTGACTGATGAAGCTGAATCAATGTATAGCGGATATGATGACGAAGAAGATGAAGAGGAAACAGAATTGGATAAATTAGTAAAAATTACTGCACAATTCAATAGAAAATCTTTTTCTTCTTTTGAAAAGGATCATATTGATACTGATTCGATTATAAATGCTTATGATGATATAAAATTGTTTTTATCAAAAATTCCTAAAGAAATTTTACAAATAGCTTTTGAAGAACAATCTCCAGAATCCTTTGGACACGATATTTGGTTAACAAGAAATCATCATGGTGCTGGATTTTGGGATGGTGATTATTCTTATGAAGTTGAAGAGTCTATTATGGAAGCAATAAAGATTCTTAGAGAAGTTAATTTGGTTCTTGGAGATGATATGAAACTTTATTTTGAATAAAATACACTCTAATTAATATCAAAATGTTCGGAACAATTATTATTTCGAACATTTTTAATTTTTAATGATATTTATAATTAAAATTACTAATGAAACCACTACCTAAAGGTAAAACTGGATTTGGCTTATTGATCGAAGATGATGCAGGAATTATATGTCCTTCAGATAATACGCATTTTATTAATGAGGTAAAGGAAATTGCAAGACACATAAAAGATGGCGGATTTAATTTGAAGATCCCTAAGTTGTATGGTGTTATGCAAAAGTATGGTGTAGAAAATCGTAACGGAAGGATTTATCCAGAAAGCATTCTGAAACG